AGCAAGCTCATGCATAGCAGACTGTTTTTTCTTGACATCATCTTGGGCCTTTCTGAGTTTCGTTTCCTGATCTTGCAGTTTCTCGCCAAGCTCTTTCTCTTTGGCTCTGGCTTCATCATTCTTTTGGGCAATGGCAATCTTCATGTCATTGTCCCTGTCTTCCCAGCCAAAGTGATAGCCACCTCGGTAAGAGCCAAACAAGGCAATGCCAATTGCCAGGGCGATATAGGGTAATGGGATGCCAAACATTATTCTGACTCCTGTCTGGCCTGCGCCAGCTGTTCGCGCTCATGGTCATCCTCAAGATGGTCCGGTGGCGTTGTGGGTGGTGGACCAGGTGTCCAAGACTCATCAAGCTCTGGATTGGTCCACTTGGGCATGGCGCCAAACGGCTGATTTGGTATGCCATTGGTGGTGGCATTGAACCCGTGGTTGTTGCTGTATCCATACTGGCCACCCATCATGGGCTGGCACATTGGCTGCATGGGTTGTGGTGGATTTATTCTTTCAGCAAACGATTTAGCACCTTTATTAATGGCAAACATTCCGATCAATGTGCTGATACTTCCAACCAATAAAAGCACAACGTCGTTTAAAAGTTTGGTGAAAGCCTGGTCTATCGGCGCCATAGATTTGATTGGCTGTGTTATGAAAATGACAGAATAGAGCATTGAAAACACTGTGAAGCCAAAGACAAGCATGACAACAACCACTGCAAAAAGCCACGCATAAACCTTTATAAGCTCAATCGTTTCCTCTGTGCTTTTAACTTCAGAAAGTTTCATTTTTTGGCTTCCTCTTGTGGCTGGACATCACCAATCTTTTTATCCAAGATTGGTGCGACTAAATACTCAGGACAAGTTTGGGTAAACATACATCTAGGCTTTTGGCACTCTGTCGCATGAAAATTGTCAGGATTCTGGCACTTGTAACGATATTTTTCGTCACAGCCAGTGAGCATTATCAAAGCAATTGCAAGCAGATATTTCATGTGTATACATCCACAGAATTAGGTTTAACCCATTGTGTCTTAATCTCTTTGGTCTTATGCGCCAGTTCTGCCTGCCTGTTCAAAATCTCCATCTGCTTTAGATTCTGCTGATGCATCACCCTCTGGGCCTCTCTCAGCATATTGGCGTTGATCTGGTAAGCCGTGATTTTCATTTTCCAAGCCCCACCTTTCCAAGCAATAGATTAACAATTCTGTCAGATAAGTCATCAGGCAGAAACTTCAGAAAACCTAAGAAATAAAGCGCCACACACCCATAGATAAATATCTTGAGGCATAGGTCAAAAGTCTTCTGATACTCATTCATCTGCCACCACATCTGCGAGTTGTTTCACAAAAGGTCATCAATTCATTGACCCCAATGAACACCAGAAACAAGACAAAAGCCACACCGCCAATGATCATGGCCAGCTCGTTCATCTCATCCTCTTTGGCTTTAGCTTCTTTTTCTGCTTTTTGTAAAGCAGCAAGCTCTCTGGCATCATCCCTGTCCATTTGAGCCTGGCGCTCTTTGATCTTATTCCACGTCAAAATCTGACCAGAGGTCATAAATAGCATCTTCAATTCTTCTTCAAAGGCTCTCGCTTGCTCCAGTGCCATCTCGATTTGAAGTGCCTGACCCATGTTTGAACCTTTGTTTTTCTTAGCCTCAAGCAAGGCTTTGGTGGCCACACTCTTTGCGTCAAACATCTTGCCAATCATTGGGGCAAGAGAGCCTAAATCATTGGCCACCTTGCTGGCCTTCTTGACCATGCTGATGGCGCTTTGTATCCCCGCCAGGGCCGTCATCGGATCAATCATTTCCTCTTCTCCCATTTGAGACAAACAACTTTCCGATTGTAGACATCACCGGTCCAAGACCACCTGGTGCATCGATATTCGGCAGTGGCTGCTAATAGGACCAGAGCATAGATCATGGCCAAAACGAAATGATGACAAAAAAGCACCAGATGATGGTGGCCGTCATTAAGGCCGCAGCAATGAGTGCCACGGCCCAGTCTTTCATAGCCCGAATATCTTTTTAACGAATTCGGCAGCCACGCCTGGTCCAAGCAAAACGGCCAAGATTGCTGCAAACAGTTGCCCTGGCATCAGAGACAGTCGCTGGGAAGTCTCTGAGTGTCTGGCGATACGTTGCCCACTCAGCCTTCTTAGGAATGGTGCAATCAGCAATCTGAGTCCAGTCGCAGGCAAGCAATAAAGCATTGCGTGTAGCTCTCAGTTGTGCCATTGCAGAATCTTTAGCTGCTTGGATTTCTTCAGCACTCATGTCAGCTACTTGGACAACAGAAACAAATTCACCATCGTCATAGGCAGAGCATGAAACCAACTTCTGTGTCAGTCGGTCATGCGCTTTAAAGGCATTGACCTTCTTGGCATTGTTGGCAGTCAAGAATTCATCGCTTGGGCCATTGCCATTGAATGATGTATTGCCAAACAGTTCACGATAGTCGCCAACTGTAATGGGGCTAGTTAAGATTGCAATTTGCATGATGTTTCCTTAAATTGGGCCTGTGTTGGGGAATGCCGCAGTAGGCGGTGTGAACGTTGTGGTGTATCGGGCATAGCCTCTTGTGACTCGTAAATCATCAATGTAGCCACTCCATGTATAGTTATCAAATGTTCTTCCAACATGACAGCCTTGCTCTGTAAAATCTTGAGCATCTGTTGCACTACCAACACTTACACCATCTAAATACAAAGTAACAGTTGAGCCAGACCTGACTGCCGCTATATGTTGCCAAGTGTTCAATGTCAAATTTGTACTTGATTGAACAACAGTAACAGCAGAACCTTTGTAAAGCCCCCAAACTCCTGCACTTGAACTCGCAAGACCTAAATCCATTCCACCATTTGATAACGTTGTTCTTGTATCAAAGACAGCACGATATGCAGAAAAAGCTGTTGGGTAAACCCATGCTTCAACTGTAAAGTTTGCCGTTCCAATCGCATAAATTGGGTTACTTTTGCCTGTTAAATAGTCGCCAGTCCCATCAAACGCCAAAGACCCTGTTCCATATTTCTTTACAGTTGTAGAAATCTGTGCATTGCCCACAGTTTCTAAGTCGTTCATCATGGCGTTGTCAAAGATTGCTGCGTTGACTGTGTTTAGTAACAAAGATGTGTTTGTGATTGCTGACAAGGGTGCGGTATTGGGGGTGAAAGATGCTGTATAAACCGCAGTACCTTTTACCAATCGCAAGTTTGAAATGTAACCAGGAAATGAATTTTCAGACCCATTGTTAAAACCATCAGAACCAATCATGGGTCTGTCAGTTCCACAAGTGTAATTACCAGAATCTGAATATGTGTTAGACGCTGTGCCATTGACATATGCGGTTGTTGTGCCTGAGTTCTTAACCAAGGCAACATGAGTCCACGCATTTACAGTAACTGAAGCAGAACTGGTCAAGACAGCAGAACCATATTGCCAAAGTTGCAATTGATTAGAAGCATTAAGTCTCATCCGCAAACCAGTTGCTGAACCAGAACCAGATGGCAAAGTGTCAAATACAAATGGAGTGCCACCACCAACAGTCAAGTAAATCCAAGCCTCTGCTGTCCAATCTCCAGTACCCATTGCATTAGCGGTATTGGCACTTACAGCAATTAAATTATCACCATTACCATCAAAGTACCCTGACCCACCAATCACGCTTGTAGAGTAGGCGGTAGAAGTACCAAATGGGTTGAAACGCTGAACAGTTACACCATTGACTGATGCCGTAAGGGGGCTTGCGCTGTTATCAACAAAGCGGTTTGATTGACAAGTTAACAGAGATGTTCCTGATATGGCAGTCAATGGTGTTGTGCTTGGAGTAAAAGACGCTGTGTAAACCGCAGTACCTTTGACAATTCTTAGATTGCTGACATAGCCTGTAAGTTTGTCACCACCCAAATACTGCAAATAACCAACAGTAACTAATGTTGTTCTGTTAGTCCCTGCTGTGCCGTTTGTTCTAGTGCCAACAGAAGTTCCATTTACATAAAGTGTGATGGTGCTACCACTTCGTACTGCAGCAAGATGAGTCCATTGATTTGCAGTAACAGCACCAGAAGAACTTTCAATTGCAGGGCCTCCTTCGCTATATGGCGCCCAATGAAATTCTGCAACTCCACCAGAATCTACTGCAAGTATCCATTCTTGACCACCAACATCCCATTTGCTAGTGACTATTTGAAAGGCACTTGTACTGCTTAGAAAAACCCAAGCTTCTATTGTGAAATCTGCATCAAATGTAAATCCATTGTTATCTGGAAAATTTAATGGTGTTGAAGATGACCCATTAAAGTAATTAGACCAATTAGACCCATAAGGCGAGAAAGAACCTTGGGTTGTATTGCCATTGCGGGTAATGGTGAAGTTGTTTGTACTGCCGTCTATAAATGTATTGTTTTGAGCGCCATTAGTCCCATCGCCATGTAAAAGCATGGTGACGTAGTTGAACTTATCATCTGGTGCTGCGCCAGAGACTGCTGCTGTTTTCCCTGCTGCAAACATAGTCAGTCCTTATGGTGTGTAGTTCTGGCCGACAGTCGTGCCGTACCAGTTTGTACCATCGGCAAAGAATGAATAAATGTCTTGCTTGGATGCCGTGCTGGTCACAGTCGGTGCTGTACCGCCTGGCCATTTAACTGTTGACCAAGTCACTGTGCGTGAGCCTGTTCCATCTTGCTTCAAAAGCAAAATGAATGACCGACCAGCTGTGGCCGTTGGCATGGTGATCGTTGCATTGCCTGTCAGGGTCAAAACTTGAAATGTGTTGTATTGCCTGTCAGGGTCAAAACTTGGAAAGAACCATCAGCCAGGCTGATTGTGTAGGCCGTGGATGTATTGGCCGTGTTCACCTCTTCGGTGTAGCCGTTGGTGAATGTGCCAGCCTCGACTGTTTTATTTGTCAGGGTCTGAGTGCCTGTCAAAGTAACATCACCAGTGGCAGCAGCTGCAAAACCCAATGTGCCAGAGCCGTTTGTCTTCAAGACATAATTGGCCGTGGAGTCAGTTGTTGGCAGCGTGAATGTAGTGACAAAGCTCTGCAAGTTAGAGTCATAGGCCAGCACATCAGTGCCAATGGCCACGCCAAGCGCTGTCCTGGCTGCCGATGCAGTAGCGCCACCAGTTCCACCTTTTGTGACCTTTAGCACTGGGCCAGCATCAAACAATGCGTCAATGGTGTCCAGATCGGTATTGATCTTTGTTCCCCAGGTGTCAGTGGATGCACCGACTTCGGGTTTGGTCAGCAATAGATTCGTGGTGGTTGTATCAGCCATTTTTCACCTCATGCGGCAATTTGCCATGTTTCACTATTATCAGCAATTGGAGTCCAAGTTTCACTTGAATCACTAATTGCAGTCCATGTTTCTGACTGGTCAGAGATCGGTGTCCAAGTCTCTGAATTATCAGATATCCCAGACCAACTTTCTGCTGTGTCACTTTCTGCTTCCCATTTTAGTCTTGCATTGACCGCCATGGATGATGTTTCTGTGAATGCAATTGCACCAGGCTGCTTGCGCTGCGCATCAATGGCCATGGTGCTGGTGTCAACAATATTGAAGCCAGTCGATCCAATAATGTTTGTGACCACCGACATTGTCGATGTGTCAACGATTAAAGCCTCGCCAATGGCATACCTGACACCATCCACCGCCATGGTGCTGGTGTCGCTGATGGCAGCTTGGCCCACCGCATAACGCACCCCAGCCACGGCCATGGTGCTTGTGTCACTGATTGTGGCTGCACCTATGGCATAGCGCAGGCCGTTGACGGCCATGGTGCTTGTGTCTGATATCGCCAGACTTGCTCTAAGAATTGAATTGGCATTGACCACCAATGTGCTGGTGTCAGATATTGCCAAAGCGCCAAATGCGTATCTGGTCGCTGCCACCGACATGGTGGATGTGGCGCTGATGGCCACAGTTGCATTGGAAATGACGCCTGCACCCACCGACATAGT